ATTTTTATATTCTTTTTTAATTTGTTTAACTACAATTTGAGAATTTTGTACATAACTTCCAAGATTTGGCGCTGATGTAAATGTTAATGTTGTTCCCGAAACTGTATAATCTTTTGTTGCAACTTTTCTAACATCATTAACAAACACAGCTAATCTATCTGCGCTACCACTAGGATAACTTTTACTTAATGTGAATGATACAGTAGAACCATCACCTACAAAAATTTCATCGCCTCCAGATATAAATTCTTCTTCAACTGCAACATAATCGGCATCACTAGATAATTCTGTAACACCACCGTCATTACTAAAAGTGCCTACATATTTATCTCTTAATGTATAATATAATTTTCCGTCTTGTGTTCTTCGTAATGCGTGAAAAGTCTGCCTAACTTCTTCTAAGGCAACTGTACCTGATTTATTTGGTAAAGATATTGTTCTATCGCCTGTTGGTTCTATAACAGTTAAAGTTGTTTCAAAAGCGTTTTCTAATGCACCTTCAAATATAATATCACTACCATTTAAAGTAATATTATTTGTAGTTATAGCACCATTTGTTGTTACATCTTGCAAAGTAACTGATCCTGCACCACCAACTTCTACAACTGTTCCACTTGAATTTTTTGTATAGAACTTACCGTCAGTAATGTTCATTGCCAATTCACCAACTTCAAGCGAACCTGAACCTGGTATTTGACTTGGTGTTTCTGATCTTTTTAATTTAATTACAGTTGCCACTAGAATGATCCTCCGTCAACTGTAGTAATTGTAACGTCACCAGATGCTACAGCAAAATTTGCATTGTTAAATGAAGCAACACCGATATTAGATGTTGTTGCTAATTCTCCAGAAATTGTTAATGTACTTCCAGAAGCAACTGTGTTAATACCTTCGCCTGCTAAAAATCTTAATGTTTCTTCTAACTGAACTTGACCAGATGAAGATGTTTCGTCTGAAAAATTAATAAATGGATTTGCAAGTTTTGATCTTGTAATTGTACCATTGAAAATTTTAGCGTCTGTAATTCCAGCATCTTTTAATTGTAATGCGTCAGCAACTATTTCGATAGTTGAATCATCTACTTCTACGTTTAACTGATTACCAGTTTTTGATAAAGCGGCACCAGCATCAATTTGCCCAGCACCAGAAAACTGTTCAAAGTTAATTGCACTTGTTCCAATAGCAACTGTAGTTTCTGTTTGAACATAACCGTTACTACCGTTTGCTGTTCCGTTTTCTACAAATAAGAAATCTCCTGAAGCAACTTCAGCAATTGTATCAAAGTCTGTTGCTCTTGTAAATACAGTTGATGATGTTCTTATGTAAATACCGTTATGAGCCTGATTACTTTCGTTCTTAATTAAAACTCTTTCACCATCTGATAGAGAATAACCGTCTAAAGTAGAAATGCCTGTAGATAATGTTAATGTTGCACCAACACCTGAACTACCGTTATCATAAGTTACTGTGTCGCCACTTTCTAATGCAAGTGTTTGTGTTGTTGCAGCTTTAACTGAAGCGTGTACGTGTAGTCCTTCAGCAATTGCGTCAACGTATGATTTAGGAACTAATGAGTCAGTATCAAATCCTGCTCTTTGGTCATATCCTGCTGGAACTTTTACAACACCAGTTCCGTGTGGTGTTAAATTAATATCTTTATTTGAATCACTTGTTGTAATAGATTGACCGTTAATTGTTAAACTGTCAACAACTAAAGAAGTTAATCCTGCAATATCAGTTGTAGTTGTTCCTAATTGTAAAGTAGAAGAACCTAAAATTAATTCACCGTTTGTAGATAGTTTTGCGTTTGTTACAGCGTCATCAGCTATTTGTGCTGTATCAACACCTGAATTAGTAATGTTGAATGTAATTTGATTATTTGAAACTGCTGAATCTAATCCTGTACCACCTGTAAAGGTTAAAGTTTCTGATGTATTATATTGATCTGGTGTTCCTGCGTCAGCAGCTAAAGTAATAAATTGATTAACTGTTCCAAATGATAAATTACCTGAACCGTCTGTTTTTAAAAATTGTCCTGAAGTACCGTCTGCACCAGGGAAAACAAATGTTTTAGATGTTGTAATTGCATTTGGTGCTTTTAATCCTATATACTCAGTACCATTATTTGTACCTTCGTTAAATCTTATTTCACCACCTGTTGATAATGCGTTACCTACATTTAGTGTGTTGATTGCTAAATTAGCGTCAACTAAAATTGCTGAACTAGCAGTTAATGTTCCATCTACGTGATCTAATTTTTGAGTAAAATACTTACCACCGATAATATCTTCAAAAAGAGCATCACCGTTACCATCAACACCTCCAGTACCAATGAAGAGTCTATCTCCAGCGTTACCTTGTGTACCTGTTCCGTAAGTATATGCTAATTCTCCGAGTTTTAATGTTGAGGGTGCGGTAGTACCCGAACTTCGTTTTATCTGTATTACTGTTGCCATAAATCTCTAAAAACTTCCGCCGTTAAATGTTAGTGTTCCAGTAATAGTAACTATTTCGTTTCTCGTTACGAATTTACCATCACTGGCTCTGTATTGTAATAAAGCACCATCATTTAAATCGGTTGCGTCAACGTCACCTAATAATTTTAAAGAAAGAGAACTATTTTGAAGTGCTTGACCAGAGGGTAATGTTACAGAAACTTTTTGTGGGCCACTAGAAGTAGGGGCATTAATCTTTGCTGTAA